ACTACCTCGGCATTTACTGGTGTATGTCGTGCGTTATTGACTTGGACTAATAATGCCGGTGGCAGACAGACTGCCGCTGGCACAGAATCAAAATTATATTTTGTTAATGACTCAAATGTGATTACCGACATCACACCAAGTAGTTTTACTACTGGTAATGCAGATGCCGTACAAAACTTAGGCTGGAATGCATTGACATACGGCGATAATGAGTTTGGTACACCAAGACCAGACTCAGGAACTTACACACCAGCAACTACCTGGTCATTGCACCCTTGGGGCCAGTATTTATTAGCTTGCTCAAACGCCGATGGCAAGATATATGAATGGCAATTAAACACCGGAGCAGTTGCCGCAGTATTAAGTAATGCACCGACAAGTAACACAGCAATATTCGTTACTGATGAGCGATTTGTATTTGCATTAGGAGCGGGCGGTGTCGGTAACAAAGTGCAATGGTCGGATCAAGAAGATAACAATACCTGGTCTGCAGCGGCAACCAATCAAGCTGGTTCATTAGTGTTACAAACAGCCGGGAATCTAATTACGGCAATCAGTACAAGAGGGCAGACACTTCTATTTACAGATATTGATTGCCATGCAGCAACGTATCAAGGACCGCCGTACGTTTATGGTATTAGTAAAGTCGGTGATGGATGTGGTATTGCGTCAGCCAATGCTGCCGCTACCACAGACACAGCGGCATATTGGATGGGTAAAAACTCATTCTTTTTATACGACGGCTCAGTGAGATCATTACCGAGTGATGTCGGTGATTATGTATTTAGTGATATCAATACTGCACAACGCTCAAAAGTGTATGCAGTTAAGAACTCTGGACATCAGGAGATATGGTGGTTTTATCCATCATCGAATTCAACAGAAAACAATCGATACGTTTCATACAACTATCAAGAGAATCATTGGTCAATCGGCTCATTAGCCAGAACAGCCGGAACAGACGCCGGGGTATTTATTTACCCGAACATGGTCGGTACTGATAGCAAGATATATGAACATGAGGTTGGTTTTGATTATGACTCGGCCACTGTATTTGCAGAGAGTGGTCCAATAGAGATTGGTGCCGGTGATAGATTAATGGTTGCTAAATCATTAATCCCGGATGAGAAAACACAAGGCGATGTAGTTGCTAAATTTAAAACGCGATTGTATCCGAATGCCTCTGAGTCAACACATGGCCCATACACAATGGCTAACCCGACATCAGTACGTTTTACTGGGCGTCAGGTAGAGATGCGTGTAGAGGGCAATATAGGCGCTGATTGGCGTGTTGGAACGATGAGGTTAGATGTCGCCCAAGGATCGAGAAGATGAGGTTGCCTAATGTTGCAGAGCAATACGACGCACAAAATGAACGACAAAAGAATTTAACAATTGAACTCGCTGATGTGCAAAATCATAAGCGAGATCAAGACATAGAAGTAGGAGCAGCAAAACTGATCATCAAGAGTCCGAACGGCACGAGATATGAAGTGAAAGTAAGCGACAGCGGTACGCTGTCAGCGAGTACAGTATGAGTGATGTAAGGACGTTCTTAAAGCCATACAAGAAACTAATAGAGAAGGCATTAAAATACAATCCTGGTACTCATACATACGAAGATGTAGTTAATGGAATCAGTAATCAGTCAATGATTTTCTGGCCCGGTAAGGACAGTTTTATTATTACTGAATTAAATAAGTTTCCACAGAAACGTTCGCTGCATTTATTTTTATCGGCTGGTAATTTAGATGAGTTAGGCAAGATGAGACCAGCTATTGAGGATTTTGCAAGTAAAGCAAAATGCGATTTTATAACGATTGCTGGACGTCCAGGTTGGGAACGTCTCGGAAAGAAATTTGGGTACAAAGCAGTTTGGACCTATTTATTTAAGGAAATAGCGTAATGGCATTAAGTGAAGGTGAGATAGAAAAATTAGGCAGTTTAAAATCTGAGGATGCAACCGTCAAAGATACCGGTTTACCGGAGGCGTCTTACGCGCCTAATACCGGTATGGACTATTCTCAATTTTATGGTTCCCCATTAATGGTGCAACAACCCGGAATGGATTATTACAAAAGTTTCGAGCCACAAGCGCCAATGCCAAATGCAGCAGAAATTGCACCAGTAGCCGAGCAAGCAGTAGCGAGCTCCGGTACTGGACAACGCCCTGGATTCTATGGTGCCTATGAGGACGCTAGAGATATTCCATATTCCAGTGAATTAGATTCCAATATGTATGACGCACAAGGCAATCGTATTGAATTTGATTACGCCACTGGTGTATTACCTGGCACTGGTAATACACGAGATGGCCAAGAAAGTATGTTTGGTGATTACACAATGTTTTTTAAACCAGTAGATGAGCCTGGCGAATCATTAATTGATTTGCCTTCGTTATTGGGTAATACACCAACAGATACATCCAGTTTAATCCCCGGTTTAATAACCGATAACATACCGCAAGTAAGAAAAGGGCGATCACGCTCTGGACCAAGAGGAAGGAATAGAAAATGAGTTTAAGTAAAAGTAGCTCCGATTCAAATACAATGATGGATCCCCAAATTAAAGGGGCTTTATTTGATGTATTTGAAACCGGAAAACAAGTTGCAGCACAACCGTATCAAGCATACGAGGCACCAAGAGTTGCACCATTCTCACCGTTTCAATTACAAGGCCAACAAGCAACAGTAGATACTGCCAGAGGAGGCTTCGGTCAAAACGAAGTGAATCAAGCAGCTATGACGGCATTTAATGAATCTCAGTATCAACCGAATCAGGTTGCCTCAATGGGTCTAGGATCGGTAAATCAGGTTAATCCCGTTTTATTTAGAAACACCGATATGGCTAATTACATGAATCCTTATACTACTGGCGCTATTGATGCGGCGATGAGCGATATAGAGAGGCAACGCCAAATACAAGATACAAATATTGCAGCCTCGGCTCAAGCAGCAAATGCTTTTGGTGGAACTAGACAAGGAATACAAGAAGCCGAAAATGCGCGTAACGCATTAGATATTGGTGGCCGTATAGCCGCTGATATGCGTAACACTGGCTTTAATCAAGCAACTGGATTAGCGATGCAAGACATCGGTAATCAGATGGATGCACAGCGACTAAACCAGCAAGCGATGCTACAAGCACAACTATCCGGGATGGATGCCGATTTAAGAGCACAACAATTAAATCAAGCAGCCGGCTTACAGGGCTCTCAGAATCGTTTAGATGCTGGAGGTATGTTAGGCGAGTTAGGCGGCACGATGCGCGGTATGCGCTTCGGTGACGCCGCAGCATTGAGTGGAGTAGGTGATCTGCAACAAGCTCAAGGGCAACGAATTATGGATGACCAGTTTGGACGATTTGCAGACCAACGTGATTACCCAATAAGAATGTTAGATGTATTACGCAGTGTTTCTGGATTATTACCAAGCCCAGTTATGCAAAGCTCACGCTCTAGTAGCCTGGGTGGTGGCTTACCTACACCGAGTTGATATGTTTAATAGCATTAAAAATTTAGGTAAAAATACGGCAGCAAGTTATGGCGGTTTACTATCTGATCCGCAGAAAATGTTAATGCAATTAAATCCAATGTCTACGCTAACATCGTTTTTAGGATCGCCATTAAAGTACATAAAAGATAACACCGTTCTTAATGAATTAATGATGCCGCCAGAAGAATTAGAGGCCTTGCGCAAGAGAAAAGCCGAGGCAGAAATGTTAAAGAAAAGTTACATTAGAGGATTAATATAATGAGTGTGTTGGATAATATTAGGTCAAATCTTTTAAATCGAGTGCAAGAGCAGTTATTTTTAAAGCCAACTCCGAATCGACAAATCCAAAATTTGCAACTTGAGGAATTACGTCGGGCACAAGAAGAAGAACAAAGATTGCGTGAAGCAATGTCTACTTACGGTCAAGCTCTACCACCAGATCAACGATCTGGTTTTAACACTCTTCCATTAAGCGTACAGCAACAAATAGTTGCAGCGCCTTATACTAGAACACCTCAAGCAATACCATCTAACTTAATGACTTATGGGATGCTTAACCAAGACCCAACACCAGACGATAATGTTATTACACCAGCAGATCAAGAAATGATAGATTCTGGTATTGAATCTTATGGTGCGTTTATCCAAAGTATTTCACCAAGTGCTGTAAACATAGATCAGAGAGAACAAAATTTTGAAGAAAAACAAAGATTGGCATTTCTTGATTTGGATATGGGAAGAGTTAAAGATTTTAGGACTTTAATCAATCAAAATAAACCTGTAATGAATCGTGCCAAAGTTATGCGTAGTATGCTTAATAACCCAGATTTTGAAACCGGTAAAATGCAAGAGGCTATGTTACCAATGAAGCAATGGGCGACTGATTTAGGTTTCCTTTATGATTCAAATGTTCCGCAGCAAGAATTCTTCCAGGCAATGGCTAAGTTTATTGTGCCACGAATGAGAGCCGAAGGATCAGGATCAACTTCAGATAAAGAAATGATAGCGTTCGAGCAAGCGACTGCAACCCTCGCCGGTACTGCAGAAGGTAACCGCCTAATACTGGATGTATTTATTAATGGCGACACAAGTAATAAAACAATACTCTCAGAGCAAGAAAAATATTTGCGTAAAAACGGTAATTTAGTTGGTTTTGATGACTATATGTCCAAGATAATCTTTGACCCAAAAACCGGATTAGAAAAACCACGCCAAGAGCATATAGCGCCATTATTTAGATCGTATAATTTTGAAGTGTACTCAGATGGTAAGACTGATTTTGAGTTGGAAAAAGAAGCCGGTTACCTCAAAAAAGGCGATCTTTATTTTGATGAAAGAACATCTACATTTAAAAACTTAGGTTTTGAAAATGATGCAGTAGTTGTAGATGGTAATAGGATTAAGTAATGGCAAATGAATATACAGTAGGTCAAGAATACGATATAAAAAGCACAACTAAAGGTGGCTTGAATGGTGTTTATATCTTTAAAGGTGGAGATTGGAAAAATAAAGATAATTGGGTAAAGCCAGATACTATTGCTGCTACTGCTTTTAAAGCCGGTAATTTTATTTCTGGTGCTGGTCGGTACGACCCGACCATCCCAGAAATTGGTGCATCCCCTGAGTTTGGCTTGTCAGGATTTTTAAATGATCCACAAGCCACTTTAGCTGCATCGGCTGGTACTTTATCATCACCAGATATTCAGACCTCAGTTAATATTATCCAAGAGCAATTTCCAGGTACCGAAGTCAGCCAAGATGATATGGGTAACACTACGGTTGTTATGGACGGCAAACCATATTATATCAATCAACCGGGTTTATCAGGTCAAGATTTGATTAAGACTGCTTTCGATATTGCTAGTTTTCTGGGTATCAATAAAATGATACCCGGCTCAATGAGCGGCTCTATCGGTGGTAACGCACTGCGAGCCGGAACAACCGGAACAGCATTGAGTGCAGAGCAAGATGTTATTGCTGATGCAACTGGTGGCCAGATTGACGATGGCATGTTTGGTGGTCCAGTAAGACCTGGTAAAGCATTAATGACCGGCGCTACTACGGCTGCATTTCAAGCTGGCGGTGATGCCTTATTTGCCGCAATCCCATCTATTGTTAATGCGGTTCGCAGTACCATGACAAAACTCAATATGGGTGATGATGCTGTATTCAGAAATGGCCAATTAACCGATGTAGGCGAGAGAGCATTAAAACAACTCGGTATTGAGTGGAATAAAATGACTACTGAGTTTAAGGCAAGACTTGCCGGGCAATTCGGTCCAAACAAATTACCACCAAGCAACATTGATGATGCCGTACGTTATGCTGAATCACAATCCTTGCCAGTACCAGTACCACAAACCAGAGCTAATTTATCTGGCAATCCACGAGATCAATTACTAGAGGATGCTGCCAGTAAAGGCGTTTATGGCACTCAAGCTCAAGAAATTATTGCTGGTGCTAGAGAGGCATCAAAAGGTGCTCTCGATGAAAACGTAACTGAAATACAAAGAATGATTGCTGGAGCATCGCCTGTTATTACTAGAGGCGGTGGTGGTGAAGCAGCACAAGCCGAGTTAGCGGCGCAACGTGCTGCTGCTCAAGCGAAGGCCAGAGCAAAATATAAGAAAACAGAAGATTTAGCTGAAAGCACAGGCGCTACAATACCCCCAACAGTATTTAAAGGTTTTGGTGAAAGTGTCCGGGCGAATGTCACTAGATCACACGCATTAGACGATTTACCAGTAGTCACACAAATGTTAGATCGTGTAACGAAGTTAGGCACACAAAAAGGCAATGTCTCTATCAGTGATCTATTTAGATTGCGTCAACAAGTTACTTCTAAGGCAGCCAGTAACTTTGGAAATGAAACTGGCGTAGCATTAAATAGTGTTAAAAAACAACTTGATGATCGTATTGAAACTTTGGCCGATACCGCTTTATTAAAAGGTGAGGGTGAGTTAATTAAGGCTTGGACGTCAGCCATAAAAAATTATAAAGATTTTGCTAAGACCTGGAAGAGCAATAACTTAGTTGACCGATTGACTCGTAAAAATAGAAACGATAATACTGAGTTAGCCGTAGCTCCAGAAGATGCTGCACGTTATATATTTAATGCTAATGGTATGAATTTTCTATCCAAAGCTGGTTTGCAACGTGATCTATTAAAAATGAAAAAATTATTAACGCCTGATGCCTGGAACGGTATACGCCAAGAAGTGTATTTACGCATCGTTCAATCTGGTAAAAATGCACAAGGAATCAGTGGAAACAAACTACTTAGTGCTATAACTAAAGCATTCGATGATAACGCGCCTCTAATGAGCGCGTTATTCAGCGCCGAAGAAAAAGCCTTATTACAGCAATTTGCTAGAGTAGCACAACGCACGACAAGTGGTGCCAGTAACACATCTAATACAGCAATTGCACAAGCCACTATGCTAAGAGATATGACCAATAGAGTAATAGCGGTACTAGGCATTAAGGATGGTAATAAGTTTATGGCTGCATTCCCAATGTTACGATCCATTGGAGATCGTTTCAGAGCCTCACAACTTAAAAACGCTATCGATGCACGTCCAGAAGTAGTATTACCGAACGTAGGTGCTGCACCGGGAGCACTTGGTCTTATAGGCAACTAATATGCCTTACAAATCACCATATCGAACAAGACCCTCAAGTGATTTAGCAGCCGACCCTGAGTTTCTCAAAGGAAGGGTGGCTGGCTTACTCGGTATACCCGGAGATATGATTAACTTGGTTGGCCGTGATCTACCGGCAGCAATGACACAAGATATGCCAGCAGATCGTCCTTCACTGATTGGTGGTCCGTACCAAGCTGGACCAGAAATAAAAAGAGACAATACGCCATTACCACCATTCTCTGAGCGTGTTGGTACCAGTGACTATATTGCAAAACAAATGGGTGCTGACCCTAATTCATTAAAAACTCAAGCTGGAATATTAGCCGGGTTAAATCCAGCACAGTTAATAAAGGCTGCACCACTGATGGCATTAACTAAAGGCGCCAAGGCATTTCAAGGTGATGCTTCTGTTGTTAAAAATGCAAATTTATTGGCTAAAGAGTTTGAAGGTAGTGACAAGGTAATAGCAAAACGTAATTTTCAGTTTTATTTAGATGACGCACGAAAAAACATGAACGCCCAAAATCGTGCTCAAGTCGATGCCTTTAATCCAGATAATTTTGATGGCAAAGTATTTTTAACCGAGGACGGCGGTTTTGGATTTACCATGGATAGTAATGGTTATGTAGGTAATTTATTTAAAAACCCAAAAAGTAATCGCCCTGGCGCCATGAGTGCTGCATTAACAAAAGCAAGGGCAGCCGGCGCTAAAAACCTTGAGGCATTCGATACATATCTGGCCCAAGGATATAAAAACAGAGGCGCCGTAGAAACAGGCAGACTTCCTTGGTCCGATGAATACGCAAGCCCAGAAATGATTAAGGCTCTACCAGGTAGGCCGGATTATGTACAAATGGATATAGGTGGTGTTATCCAAGAAAAAAGAATTGACGACGTTGCCCAATCATCCTTAGATCGGTATCAACCAAAAGCACAGCCAGATAGCACTAAACTCAATAAGAAACAAAAAAATGAGTTTAAGGAGTATGTACAAGCTGGCATAGATAAAGGTGCAGATCGTTGGTACTGGATGGGTGGACTTAAAGATGAATTTATGGAAGTGCTAGGACCACAGTTAGGCACAGAAAGATTTAATAAATTTATGCAATTAAATGCCGGTGTCTCACCAAGATCAACTGTATCAAAAGAAATTGATCGTGCCTTTGTTTTATATCGAATGAAGTATGGCAAAGGTTTACCAATTACTAATATGACCAATGATATGTTCCCTCCAGGGATGGGTCATTTAGCAACAACAACAGCCCATCGTTCTCTAATTAATAGATTAGAGAATACAGGGTTATTAGGTAATCCAGTTGACCAGGCAAAAGTCACAAGTTTTGCAGATAATTTAATGGGTAACTTAAAACCGGTAACTGTAGACTCACACAACATGAAACTTGTAACTGGGTTATCAAGGCAGCCATATAAAACCGAGTACGGTTATTTAGAAAAATTACAGCAAGGAATTGCAAAAGAATTTGGTATTGATCCGGCAGCAGTGCAATCGGCTGCATGGGTAGGTGGAGCAGATGTTACTGGCGTAGCTGACGCCAGAAACATCACACAGTTATTTAATCAAAAGTTTGCCAAAGTTGCAGAGAACTTAGGTATATCAGAAAAAGAAGCAGCAGAAAGATTTATAAAAGGTGAGCCAACTCTGATGAGGGCTCTGCTCCCAGCCTCAGTCGGCGCTGGAGGGATTCTAGCTCTCGAAAATCGTAAGGACTCTGAGAGCTCTCGTGCTTTACTATAAGGCCGTCACCACATGATTCTAAGATAATTTCAAAACGATCAATCAAGTTATCTGGTAATTTTACAACTGCTGGAAAATCTAAACTTTCTGGACTGTAATGACAATCAAGAACATCCCTCGCATTGGTACTAGTATAAAACCAATAACGAGCATCATAAGTATTTAATCGTGCAGTTTTCTGCCCGATTATAATATCAGGAATTTTAGTTACATTAGTCATGCCGCTAGTGTAACACAAAGTAACCTATAAGGTAACAAGCAATGGATGACATAATCAACCTAATCAACCAGGTTGGATTTCCAGTAGCTTCCGCACTGGGCCTTGGTTTCTTTATCTGGAAACTCATTAACCGAATTATTGATGGCATGGAGCAAAAGATTGATGTCGTTGATGAGAAGGTAGATGCATCACTCAATGCTATGGAAGAGAGACTTAGCACTAAACTAGACGCACAATATGGGATTATCGTCGCTCTGATCGATAGAGTAAGAGCGTTAGATAATCAAACTATCAGACAAGACGTATTACTAAAAACTCTTTTAGGTATTCCCAATTTAATTGAAATAGACAAGGTAGCTAAAGCAGACCGTGAAGATCAGCGCAAAGATTAGTTTATTATTCCTAATCGGTACCGTAAGTGCCGATGAATTATTATTCAAATTCAAAAGCCCAAGTTTCTCAGGAGTAAACAGCAGCAGTCATTACCTAACAATCGAGAATCAAGAGAACACCAGAAAGAACGCCATACAAGAAAAGATTGAATCCGATGCCGATGATTTAGCAAGAGCACAGCAGAATACAACACTAGCTCGGTTTATTCGTAATTTTGAATCAAGAGTTTATGCACAACTATCAAGGCAATTAGTAGATCAGTTATTTGGTGAGAATCCGAGCACGGAAGGTAAATTAGAGTTAGAAGGCAATTTAATAGAATACATAGCAGAAGCAGATAAAATTACATTGACAATTACTGATGAGAATGGCGACACAACAACTATTACGGTTCCTACTGCTTCTTTCACTTTCTAGCTGTGCAGTTAATTATAGTGATCTACAAAAAGATGGATTACCATATATTGTAATAAACGAAGCATCGGTGATTCAGCTTCAATCCGAAGAATTGAAGGCTGTACCACCAGCCAAAAGAAAACCTGTCATCGCCGTTTATGCGAACAGTCTGCAAGACCTAACCGGGCAAAGAAAATCCAATGGCCAGTTTGCATTGTTCTCGACAGCAATCACACAAGCGCCAGAGGCGTACTTAATTAGAGCGTTAAAACACACTGCTAATGGAAAATTCTATCAAGTAGTAGAGAGAGTCGGTTTAGACAGTTTAACCAAAGAAAGGCAATTAATACGTTCTACAAGGGATAATTTTGACGAGGAGAGTGCCCTCAAACCACTCTTACTAGCTGGGTTACTCATGCAAGGCGGTGTGCTGTCGTACGATACGAACATAAAGAGCGGGGGTGTTGGCGGCAGACTATTAGGTATCTCGTCAAGCAAGCAATGGCGAGAAGATACGATAACCGTGTCATTGAGGCTAGTATCGGTTTCTACTGGTGAAGTGTTGATCGAGACATTAACCAGTAAGACCGTTTTATCGGTTGCGTTATCACAGGATGTGTTTCGCTTTATTAGCCAGGGCAGTCAACTATTGGAACTTGAGGGTGGGGTAACTGAAAACGAGAGCACTTCAATTGCTCTACAAAGAGCAATAGAAAGTGCGGTACATGAAATAACTTTAATAGGTGTAGATAGAGGATACTGGAAGTATGAATAAATTATTTTTAGGTATATTTTTAATATTGATAATATCGTTAGTTTACGCTGACGATAACGAGATATTTGTAGATCAAGTAGGAGCTACTGCAAATATTGATCTCGAGCAATTGGGATCAGGAAACATTATTGGTGGTATTAATGCACAAGCCGGGAACATGACGGCGTTAGATTTAGATGGAACGTCTATGACGTTAGACATAAACCAGATCGGTAACAGTAATAAATTCTTTGGCGATATGTATGCTGACAGTTATACAGGTTTCTTTGAGTTTGATGGTGACTCAAATACATTCACATCGAAGATGGATCCAACGAATGCGTTTGGTGCTGATAACTCAAACGTAAACGTTGATGTTACTGGTGGAAGCAATACGTTCACTTTAGATTTAGCAACAACAGCATTAGCCAGTAGTACCGATTTAGATTGGATTGTGCAAGGTGACAGCAATCAAATTGATGCAGACATCAATTATGATAGCGGCACCAATTACATGAACGTAGACGGTGATTCTAATAATATTAATTTTGTAGGATCAGGCTACGCACAAGGCTATTTCTATATTGAACATGACGGCGACTCAAGGACATTTGACATTGATCAAACTTCAACATTGGACAACGATTGGCTCAAGGTTACTTCTAACGGCAATAATGGTACTTTCTGTATCCAGCAAAACGATGCCTCAGGAACGTCGCTTGGATGTTGATATTGGAAGTATCACAGAGTTAAGAGGGAACACCAGAGTATTAAGAGATAAGCCCTATGAGAGCGTTATAGACTTCTCTCTTAACTCTATGGATACGTTAGAGACGGCTAATGGACGAATGGGCGTTACGTTCCGGGATGAGACAACTATAAGACTCACTGAGCATAGTGAGGTTGTTGTAGATAATTTTGTATTTGATCCAGACCCAAGTAAATCGTCAATGGCTCTTGAGTTTGTTAAAGGCACTGCCCGGTTCGTATCCAGTAAGAAGCCACGAATCCCAAAAGATAATATCTCGATACGCACCAATGCAGCCACAATTGGAATTCGTGGAACAAGTCTGGCTATAACTGTGAAACCTGATGGCGCCACGCTCGTGATTTTACTGCCTGATGAATTTGGCAATTCTTCTGGGGAAATAACAGTAAATAGTGCATTAGGCCAAGTT